TAACTTATGGAAATCAAGCTACACCATTAATATTTAAAAATGGTAATACAAGTGGTTTTCAGTTGTTATCCCATGCTGGATCATTAATGTCTGTTTCTATGGATTGTGGAAATGAACTTGCATATCGTGAACTTGTTGGAGGTACTAAAGAGGTGCTTTTAGTAAATAGAAGTTCATCAGGTAGTGTTTCATTAGAAGCTGTAGCATTATCATCTAAAGATTTCTTTGCGGCTGCATTAGCAGAAACAACAGGTAATCTACAGTTTTTACATGGGACGGCAGCAGGTAATAAAGTTCAATTTACCTCAAGCAAAGTTGATATTGGTGATGTTAATTATGGTGAGCAAGATGGTATCCAAATGCTAGAAATACCATATACACTTGTTCCATCAACAGCAGGAGATGAATTTTCTCTAATATATACATAACTATTGACTTCCTAGCTAAAGTGTAGAAGTATATATATTATTTAAAATTTATGGCATTTGTTCGTAAAAAATCCAAGGTCTTTCCTTGGCCTGTAGAAGTTAAAAGACCAAGTGAGACAAACCCAGGTGAGTTTGAAAGTTTTACTTTTGAAGGTAAGTTTACAAGGCTTACTAGAAGCGAACTTGATAAATTTGAAGAAGAGGATGAGTTCGATGCACTTAAAAAAATATTAGTAGGTTGGTCTGATATAAATGAAGAGGACGGAACTCCTGTTAATTTTAGTGATGAAAATTTGAAAGAGTTTGCGGAAGATGTTGATTTTGTAAAGGGAGTTTTAGAAGCTTTCAGAAGTTTTTATGGAAATGCTCAAGCAAAAAACTAATAGATGCTGCCACACATTGGGCTTCGGGTGGTAAGCAAACAATTGATGAAACTTTAGAAGATGCAAAAGCACTTGGTATAAAAATTAAGAAGCAGCCAGAAGAAAACAATGATTTTGAGGTATTAGACGATAATTGGGAAATTGTTATGATGTTTTTAAGAATACAAACACAATGGGATATGTCCTTTGGAGGTGTAGTAGGATTAAAGTATGAGGTTTTATTGCTTGCTGGTGGCTTATTTGACCTTTACAATGTAGAAAACCGCAAAGAAATGTTAGAGGGCATACAACTTATGGAATCAGTAGCTCTCAAAGAAATTAATAAGGAGAAAAAATAATGGCTGAGAAAAAAATATCATTAATTAAATTAAAAATAGATCTTGAAGGTTTAAAAGATTTTAAAGGTCTTAGAAAACAATTAACTGATTTAAATACACAATTAACACCTACAAAAAAAAATATTAAATCTCTTGCTCAATCAATAAGAGAAGTAAGCAAAGTACAACCAAAAACTATAAGTCAATTTAAACAAAAAGAAAAAATTCTTAAAAGACTTAGAGAAGAAGTAAATACAGGTGGACGAGCTTTTAAAAGACTTGGAAGACAGATTGATGAAAATAGAAAAAAATTACAAGCATTTAATACGACAGCAAAAAAAGGAACAGGATTAAATAGACAAATTGCAATGGGTTTTGCAACGTCAATTGCGTCACAAGCATTGCCTGGATTTACATCCCAAGGTGCATTGATAGGTGCGAATGTAGGAGGTAAAAAAGGTGCGATAAAAGGAGCAGCTATTGGAGCAGCTATTGACTTTGCTCAATTTGTAAAAGGTGCAACTGAATATTCTGCACAGGTTGGAAGATTAAGAGTTGCTCTTCAAGGGGTTACAAAAGACTCAAAAAAATATAACCAAGCATTGAGAATTATTAGAAGTGTATCTGATGAATTAAACGTACCAATATTAGAAGCTACAAAACAATTTACACAGTTGTCAGCATCTGTACTTGGTTCTGGCGGTACTCTAAAAGATGCAGAAATTGTATTCAGAGGTGTATCAGAAGCTGTAAAAGCTACAGGTGGAGATTCGGAAGATCTTTCAAGTGCGATCCGAGCGATGTCGCAAATCTTTGGTAAAGGTAAGGTGTCGGCCGAAGAATTACAGGGTCAACTAGGTGAACGCCTTCCAGGAGCTGTGGTTAAATTTGCTAATGCAAATGGTATGGCAATGATTAAATTACAGAAAGATTTGAGAGATGGTGTTGTTGGTTTAGATAAAATACTTACTTTTGCAGAGAAATTGTCTGAAGATCATAGACAAGCAGCATTAGACATGGCTGCTTCTACCGAAGAATCTGGTCAAAGGATGATTAACGCATTTAAAGATATGAAGTTTGAAATTGGTATTATATTTCAAGATTTAGGTGGAGAGTTTAACGATTTAATTACAGGTTTCTTGCGTCAGATTACTAGATTATTACGAGCAATAAATCGAATTAATAATGAAAGTAATGCAAGAGTAATAGCAAGAAAGAAAACAAGAGAAAAGTTTAAAGATCGAAAATTAGAATTACAAAATCCATTGCAAAATATCCCAGTTATAGGTGGATTATTTAAATCTGAAGCATTTAAATCTCTTGAAGATGAGGCTCAGAAAAATTTTATTAAAGAATTTAATAAGCAAATGGGTAATGAAATATTTGATGATCTCACTCGTGGAAATTACGAGACATTTAGTAGTCCAGAAGCAAAAGCAAAAGCTGCACAAAAGTATAAATTAGAATTGGGACTAATAAATCAATTAGAATTTTCAAATAATGAATTAGCAAAAGAATCATTAATAGCTTTTGAGGCTATAGGTGGTGAGGGTAATAAATTTAAATTAACACTTGAGGATATTACAGCAAAATTAAAAGAAGCTAGATCGGATACATTTAATTTTAAAGCAGAACTTGCAAAGGTAGCACAAGCAGGTGCTGACTTACAAAACAACATAGAAGAATTAGCAGTAACATCTATAAATAAACTTGCTGACGGATTTGCAGAACTTGCTGTATCGGGAAAAGCTAGTTTTGGAGATTTAGCAAGATCAATACTCCAAGATCTTCAAAGAATGATAATTAAAGCAATATTTTTTAAGGCTATTTTTGGAGCTTTTCCTGGTTTAGAGAAATTTTTAGGTTTTGAAAAAGGAGGTGTAGTAGAAAGTGCTAAAGGTAATGTATTTGCACGAAATAATGTTCAACCTTTCTATCGGGGAGGTGTCGTAGACAAGCCAAGCGTTTTCCCTATGGAACGAGGAATTGGCTTGATGGCAGAGAAAGGACCTGAGGCAATACTCCCATTGCAAAGAGGAAAAGGTGGGAAACTTGGAGTTATTGCACAAGGAGGAGGTGCAAGTAATATAGTTGTGAATGTTGATGCAACAGGATCTACTGTGGAAGGTGATAATGAGAATGGTAGGTTACTTGGCGAGGCTTTAGCAACTGCTATACAATCACAATTAATTGAAGAAAAAAGACCTGGAGGATTATTAGCATAATGGCTGCTTTTCCAACTACACCTCAACCTAGTTTTCCTGTAAGGAAAAAATCACAACCTAGAGTAAGAGTTGTAAAATTTGCCGATGGATTTGAACATAGGATCGTCTTTGGATTAGCAGAACATCAAAATCCAAAAGAGTTTATTTTTATATGGAAAAATATATCTGAATCGGAAAGTGATGTTATAGAAAATTTCCTTGATGCTCGTGCCTTAGATGGTGCAAGTTTTACATATACACCACCAAATGAATCTAGTTCAATGAATTTTAAATGTACAACTTGGAATAAAAATATGCAATTTCCTACTAGAGCTACAATTCAAGCTACCTTCACTGAGGTGTTTGAACCATGAGTACCGCTCCTGTTTTTAGTGAAGCTCAAAAAATTAATCCATCAGCTATTATCGAACTTTTTGTTTTACAGTTAGATACAGCATTGCATGGTGCGAATACTATTTATAGATTTCACTCAGGATCAAACTTAAATGCAAATGGAGAAATAGTTTTTGCAGGTAATTCATATTTAAGATTTCCAATAGAAGCTACAGGTTTTGCATATCAACGAGGTAAACAACCTCGACCATTAGTAAAAATAAGCAATGCAACAGGTTTAATGTCAGCAATTTTAGTATCAGTTAATCAAGTTACAGCAGGAAATGATTTAACAGGTGCTACTTTTACAAGAATAAGAACAATGGCAAGGTTTTTAGATGCTGTTAACTTTCCAGGTAATACTAATCCACTAGGCACACCAGATCCTACAGCAGAATTTAAAAGGCAAATATTTATTGTAGATCGTAAATCTGCTGAAAATAGAGAACTTGTTGAATTTGAATTAGCTGGGAGAACAGATATGGCTGGAGTACGAGCTCCTAAAAGGCAGTGTACTCGTGCTTTGTTTCCTTCTATTGGTACATTTAATCAATGACTTGGCGAGATGATGCGTTG